GCTGCTTCCGTAATAGCAAACAACATAAGTACATCTAGCAGCACTGCGATGGTCAAGGCTTACATTAAGCCAAACGAAGATAAAATTACCATGCTTGAAGAACCTATTGGCGGCGGCATTGCTAATCTCGGTATCGATTCCGCCGGGTCTCTATTTATGTCTGGATCTTATTTAGCCGCTTAACTCTACGGCCCGCAACGGCTAAAAACTACGACTTTTGTAAAACTGTTACGTCTGGAGGACGTTCCTAAACATGGCTCTCACTAAAGAAACCGTTGTTGACAAAATTGAAGTACTGGAAAGCAACGCCATCCAAGTGCGTTCAGCTATCCGAGTACTAGAAGATGGCGTAGTGCTGTCTTCCTCCTATCACCGCCATGTGCTGCAGCCTGGTGATGATCTGACCAATGAAGACCCGAAGGTGGTGGCGATTGCGACTGCTGCTTGGAGTTAGTAGTCCTACTCACTTCTATGACTGAAGAACAAATTAAAATGCTGCAATTTATTATTCGGCAAGAGATTGAACTTGCTGGCATTGATGGTTTATATGATCACGGTGCAGCAGCTTGGACCGAACGAATGCTTGAGGAAAACTGGGAAGAGTTTAGGAAGTCTTTTGAAGCCCAGTAGTTACCTTCTCCAATCCCTCTTTCAACGAGCCTACCAATCCCGGTGGGCTCTTTTTTACACCCATAAACACAACCATTTACACCTATTTATCATGTCTACTACTTTCACCTGGAACATTGCTCAACTCGAACGTGAAACCGCTGACGGTTATGTCTTCACTGTTCACTACACCGTAAATGCACAAGACGACACCTACAGCGCTGGTGCTTATGGTTCACTTGGTCTTGAGCGTCCTGAAGGCGACCTGATCCCCTTTGCTGATCTGACTGAAGAGATTGTTGTCGGTTGGGTCAAAGAGAAGTTCGGTGAAGAGAAAGTCACCGAAATTGAAGCTGCTCTGCAAGCTCAACTGGATGAGCAACGTGCTCCTTCTAAAGCTGCTGGTCTTCCTTGGGCTGGCTGATAACCCACATTACCTTTAGGTAAACATCATGCTCACATTTCTTGGCATTAAAGTGTCTTATGAGGCACTTGCATTCTTCGCTCTTTTCATTGGCTCCGAGATTATCGGTGCTTCTAAACTGCGTGAAAACAGCATTGTTCAGATCCTCCTTCGTGGTGTTGATGCTATGAAAGCTCACCGCACTGAGGATGACAAGATCCAACGTATTAAGGATACATTCAAGTAAACATCATGGTACTGCTCGACGTAAGGCAGTACTACCTTCAAACAGACAGTGCTACCAGGCACGGAGATCGGATGTGCTTTAGCTCTACGTGTGCTATGGCAGTTAAGTATCTCCGCCCTGATGCGCTGCTTGGTAGTAATGCAGATGATGATTACTTGAGAACTGTTCTCAAATACGGTGATACAACACAATCAACCAGTCAAATCAAAGCTTGTCAGCAGTACGGTGTTCTTGCTTCCTTTTACCAGAAAGGTACAAAGCAAACACTCCTTAATGAACTCAAAGCTGGCTATCCAGTAGCTGTTGGTATCCTCCACAAGGGACACGTATCCAATCCTGTTGGTGGTGGCCACTGGATGCTGTTGATTGGTGATGACGGAGAACACGGTATCTTCCATGATCCATACGGTGAGATGGATAACGTCAACGGTGGCTACGTCACTGTTGGTCGTGGTGGTAAGAGCGTTAAGTACACCTGGCGTAACTGGCTAAAGCGTTGGGAAGTAGAGGGTCAAGGGACTGGCTGGTTCATGACATTCCGCTCTACCCAACAAACACGTCCCATCACTACCTACGACAACACCTGGGCGGGAGTGAAAGCTGCTGCAAAGGATGCTGGAGCTAAGTATCCAGAAGTTGTTGCTGCTCAATGGGCACTAGAGAGTGGGTATGGTAAACACACCTCTGGTAAGAATAACTTCTTTGGATTAAAGGGTTCAGGTACTGAGCGTGAAACCAAAGAGTTCATCAACGGTAAATGGATCACCATCCGTGCAGGGTTTATTGACTTCCCAGATCTCCAAACCTGTGTCTCATATCTCGTAGATCGTTGGTATCACGACTACAAAACTTACAAAGGCGTCAACCGAGCTGTGTCTCGGGAAGACTGCGCACGCCTTCTTAAACGTGAAGGTTATGCAACCGACCCAGCCTACCCCGAGAAACTTATTCGATTGATGTCCGAAAATGATTGAAGCAGGTGCAGCAGCAGGTATTGCTCTCCTTACTGCCATCATCTCTGTTCATAACCGTCTACACAGCAAGATCAGCGATGTTGATAGTCGTGTAGACAAGGTAGAACTCCGTGTAGCTGAGCACTACGTCCAAAAACAAGAGCTATCTGCTGCTCTTCAGAAGATGGAGGATCACATGATCCGTATTGAAAACAAACTAGATCAAATAGCTCTTAGACATGGCTAAGAATAAGGCAACAGAGGACATGTTTAACGAGTTACATAACCTCGTTACTACTGAATTCCTCAAGCGAATCAAGAGTGGAGAAGCAACTGCTCAAGAATTAAAGGCTGCATGTGACTGGTTAGCCAAGAATGACATCAGTGGTGTCGCATATGACGGTAATCCGTTGGAAAAACTAGCCACCATCATGCCAAAAGTAGACCCAGAACTTGTTCAGTCGAGGTTATATGGCCGGAAAAACTTCTGAGTACTACAAAAAGAACCCAAAAGCACGTGCAAAGCGTCTTAAACAGCAGAAAAAGTACAACAAAACTGCTGATGGGCTCAAAATACGCTCTAAAGCGAACAAGTTAAACAGACAACTGGGTACATACGGTAATGGAGACGGTATGGATGCATCCCATACAGGTCCTAATACCGGCAAAAAGGAACAACCGTCGAAGAATCGACGTAGACCACGTACTGGCAAGAAGTACGCGACATGACTCCACTGCTACCAACGCCTGATCACTACCTGCAAAACCTAATAACAATGACAAGTCCAGAAGCGAAACGGCTCTGGAGAAGAGCCATTAAGGAACACTTCAACTGTCAATGTGTCTATTGCGGAGAAACCTATGAATTACAAGAACTTACACTCGATCATGTACGACCTAAGTGTTATGGAGGAGAAGATCTTACTTCTAATCTCGTACCTAGTTGTTGGAAGTGTAATCAGGCCAAAGGTAGTAGTAATTGGCTCTCGTGGATGAGAGCAACATTTGGGATTACCCCAAGAGAAGACCTTATTCTTTCACACATTAATTAATTATGGCATGGAAACGTGTTTATGTGCCGGGTAAAGGCTGGCGCTATACGGACGGCAAAGATAATTACAAGACTTCAAACCCAACTCGCTCTCAATATCGCAATCCGGCAAACGATGTTGTAGACGCTGGCACTAATGCTGCAAAGGCAGGAGTAAAGAAAACAGCTGAAACTGCCAAGAATTCCGTCAAAGCTACCCAAGCTGCTGCTGGGAGAACTGCTGAAAAAGAAAAAGCTGCACAGAGTCAATCACTTGGTTATAAAGCGCGTAAAGACCGAGAAAAAGCTCAACAACAGAAACCAGCCAACAAGCCTCAGTCACTTACGCAACGTGATAAGCGGATTGGCAGCACTGACGTGAACGCACTGCGTCAGGGTCAGAATGACGCTATCAGGGCGTACAACAAGAGCAGGCCAACTCCTGCAAAACCCTCCGAAACCACGCCTGCAAAGCAAGCTCGCACAGGAGGCTCTAACAACACCGTTAGTCGTGCTGTAACTGGCAAACCTGCACCTAAACCAGCCGGTAAGGTTCCTGCATCCAATGCTGGGATGAAGAACCAAAACAAAGATTTCCGTGGTAATCCTGAGCGTAAGGATTCAATCGCAAGCACGCTTCGTGAACTGCGTGGCATGGGAAGTGGCCGCAAGGCATCTGAGTCAAAGATGTCTAAGCCAGAAGATAAGTCCCGGTACGTAGCCTCTAACGGTAAGCCATATAAGGGACCGGCTTTTGGTAACAGCAAACCTTCTAAACCTAAGAAGGAAGACAAAAAGATGTCTCTGGCAGAAGAGATCCGTCGTCGTCGGATGGGTCAGTAACTAACCAACCATAGATCTATACGCCACTCCGCAAGGGGTGGCTTTTTTTATGTTCAATGGCATACGCAAAACTAGTAAAAGCACTAGCTGGTAAAGCAAGTGATGTAGTCGGAACAACCCTTACATCAATTAATCAATTCGATGATGTTGTAAAGGCAGCAGCAAAGAATGGTGAACCAAAAGCACTACGTCCTGACTTTGTACCAATCGTCAAAGATAAACCTCAATACGACGATGCAGTACTAGATAGCTTCAAACAAAAGGCTGACCTATCCACTCAGGTATCAGAGCTTACGCAACAGAGTAGGCCACAGATCTTATTTGATGAGACTTCTCCTTATCAGGGATTAAATGTTAGTGATGACTTTAGTGCTTTTGTAAATCAAAAGATTCGCCGAGAAGCTAGACCGCAACTCCCGAGTGATATGGCCGAACAATACCGAAACTACGGTAAAGACTTACTAGCGAAGCAAGGAAGCTTGAAGGGTCACATGAAAGTCAATTACGAAGGGCAGGAGTTTGGATTAAAATCTAACACTCAACAACTAGCCAGCGGAGAACCTTCGTTAAAAGTTCGATCAAAAGCCACCAGAACAGCTCAGGATATTAAACGTCAAAGAATGGAAATTGAACAGACTATTGGAACGGATGAATTCAAAGTAGGTCATCATCGAGCAGAACTTGATTTGATTCATCGCGTGATGGAAGGACTAGGAGAGGGAAGTCGCAAGAATTTCATCAATACTGTTGGCAAACAATTTAGCAGTCTTGTCACAGGAAACAAAGTGGCTAATCTTATTGGCCCAAATGGTGAACTACCAAAGCCTATTCACGATGCAATCCATCAGAAACTTAGAGAGGCTGGGTTGGATCCTAGAAGAATGGACTTTAGAGAAGCAACCTACAGGCAACGGTTGCAATTTATGCGTGAAGTTGATTTCATCTTGAAGGATATAGACAAGTTTGTTTTTGAATCTATGTCTAAACGATAAACACTCACCATTGGTGCCTAGAAGCCTCAGGAAGGCGCCTCTAATCCACTTTAGGTACAATCTACCGTGAATGATATTTTAGAAGCTCTGAGGGGCGATTTCAAGCTGTTTCTACAAGCACTGTGGCAGCAGCTTGATTTACCTTCCCCAACACGAGCACAATACGCTATTGCAGACTACCTCCAACACGGTCCTAAACGACTACAGATCCAAGCCTTCCGAGGAGTCGGTAAGAGCTGGATTACTGGAGCCTTCGTCTTATGGACACTCTTCAATAACCCAGAAAAGAAGATTATGATTATCTCCGCTTCAAAGGAGCGTGCAGATAACATGTCCATCTTCCTTCAGAAGCTCATCATTGAGACACCGTGGCTAAGTCATCTAAGGCCAAAGAGTGATGATGCTCGCTGGTCTCGTATCAGCTTTGATGTCAACTGCTCTCCTCACCAAGCACCATCCGTTAAGTCCGTTGGTATTACAGGTCAGCTAACTGGTTCTCGTGCTGACCTGATGATTCTTGATGACATCGAAGTGCCTGGTAACTCGATGACCGAGATGATGCGAGAGAAACTTCTTCAGCTCTGTACAGAAGCGGAGTCCATCCTCACACCGAAGAAGGACTCACGCATTATGTACCTTGGCACTCCACAGACTACCTTCACCATCTACAGAAAGCTAGCCGAGCGTAACTATCGTCCATTCGTGTGGCCTGCTCGCTACCCACGTAAGGACAAGCTCAGTCAATACGAGAATCTCCTTGCACCTCAGATCGTTGAAGACATCGAGATGGGTGCTGAGGAGTGGTCTCCTACAGACTCTGATCGCTTCAGTAGTGATGACCTGTTGGAACGTGAAGCAGCCATGGGTCGTAGCAACTTCATGTTGCAGTTCATGCTTGATACCACGTTGAGTGATGCAGAAAAGTTCCCACTTAAGTTCTCCGATCTCATCATTACCTCCGTTAATCCGACTCAAGCGCCGGATGCTGTTGTGTGGTGCAGTGACCCTCGTAATGTTCTCAAAGATCTGCCTACGGTTGGCTTACCGGGTGATTACTTCTACTCCCCGATGCAACTACAAGGTGACTGGGGTCCCTACTCAGAAACGATCTGCTCCGTAGACCCATCCGGTCGTGGTAGTGACGAGACAGCAGCTACCTACATCTCTCAAAAGAATGGTTTCCTGTATGTCCATGAAGTACGCGCCTATCGGGATGGTTATAGCGACAACACTCTGCTTGATATCCTTAGAGGTTGTAAAAAGTACAACGTCACCAAACTACTCATCGAAACAAACTTCGGTGATGGTATCGTCGCAGAACTGTTTAAGAAACACCTCCAACAAACTAAACAAGCCATCGACGTAGAAGAGGTACGTGCCAATGTACGTAAAGAAGACCGTATCATTGATTCCCTTGAGCCAATCCTTAATCAGCATCGCCTTATTGTTGATCGGTCTGTGGTGGAATGGGACTACAACTCGAATAAAGAAGCCGCACCCGAAGAGCGTCTCCTATACATGCTGTTCTATCAGATGTCTAGGATGTGCCGAGAGAAAGGTGCTGTAAAACACGACGACAGATTGGATAGTCTTGCTCAAGGTGTCCAATACTTCACAGACGCTATGTCTATCTCTGCTTACGAAGCCGTTAAGACACGTAGACAAGAAGACTGGCAAGACATGCTTGAAACCTTTATGGATGACCCTCAAGCAGCTACAGATCACATGGTCTTTGGCATGTCCTTAGACCAACGTAGACAAGCTAGAGGATTGGCTAAAACTGGTAAAACTATACCCACTTGGGTCTAATTTAAGACACAAGTCATACCAATGGATCTCGAGGTGGTCCCCGTATAGGGGAGAATGGAAGGGTGGACCGGACTCCCCGAATGGGGGAAGACATCCAAGACAATCAAGTTGTCTTGTTCATCTTCCCCTTTATTAATGTCCTCGTGAATGGACATTCTGTAAGCACTTCCACCAAAAGACACAATACCTCCCACTAACTCCTGAATCCTGTGAATCTAAATGGGACTCGGAGCAGGTGAGCGATAGCGAACGCTCACGGAGCGAAGCGGAGTCTTCTCCATCTAAATACTACTTATACTACTGTATGTCCCACCAAGTACAACCATTACTTCACTCCGTTCAGTTAGTACACATCACTCCTGATGCTGAAGATCTTATTGCCTATATGGCAAGAGTATCTAATCCATCTAATCAATCCAACACTCAGACAAGTGCTAGGTTGATTCAATACCTAATAGATCATCAACACTGGTCTCCATTTGAGATGGTGAACATGTGTGTGTCTATTGAAACAACACGGTCTATTGCAGCACAGATCCTTAGGCACCGTAGCTTCTCATTCCAAGAGTTTAGTCAACGCTATGCCAAGGTAGAGAAACAAGCTTCTATCCCAGAACTACGTAGACAGGATGAGAAGAACCGACAGAATAGTATTGATGACCTAGATGAGGTGGTAAAGAAGAACTTCCAGTTCCGTATTGGTAGTCTTTACTCTGACTGTTATGGTCTCTATAAAGAACTGGTAGCAGCCGGGGTAGCTAAGGAGTGTGCAAGAGAGGTGTTACCTATGGCAGCACCTACTAAGTTGTACATGAATGGCAGTATTAGGTCTTGGTTACATTACTGTGACCTGAGGACTGGTCATGGTACTCAAAAAGAACATGCAGTCATTGCAGCACAAGTGCAAGATTTGTTGTATGAGCATCTTCCTAACGTTAGTGAGGCAATGTGGAGCCTAGATTAAGGTTAGCTGAGTTTAAAGCACTCTATAAGGCATGGAAAACCAAGATACCGTGGATAGATCACCTGTTACTTGGTGTCTTGGTGTGGTTTGAAGAGAAACTTCTTTCCACACGTGTGGAAAATGAGGTCAATGAAGCGATTAAGGAGTGGGAAACGCTTCATGATGAGCTGTTTATGGATGAATTGCTTGGTCCGTTATACACGGAGAAGCCGTCAGCGAGTGCTAACTCGCACTCAGAGACGTCTACAAGGCTCCCTGAGATGCGTCTAACGGCTCCTTGGTATGTTGAGACGTATGATGAGAAATAGGGGTGTTATAGAGGCTCCTAGGTGTTAGTTTCTAAAAGGTATGCGATGAGGTTACTTAGGCTTCTGCCTTCCTTGTCGCTCCTTTCTTCGAGTGATTGTCGTAGTGACCATGGAATGGTGACCGTGACACGGCTTGGTTTCCTGGTTAAAACGGAAGGAATGCTTGGGTTTTCCTTTCTGTAGGAGAAATTACTGGACAATGAGGTCATCAGTTCAATCACGGTTGGACTGGTCACGGGTCAGGTAGCTGCAACTACGCTGGCCCACCTGATTATACCTGGTAAGTTTTTGACGAAAATTTCTCTAGCCTATTAACGCTATACACGGCCGCAGTTTCCCCCATGCCGGGGTCCGTCCCTGGGCGTACGTGGTGACTCGATCAACAGTCGAGTCCTGACACACCACATGTAGCGTGCTGTGCCCGTGCCACGCTAGGCTAGAGAGGAGCTTATTGCAACTGGTTCTCAATAACGACAGCTGAATATCAAGTGATCTGTGCGGCCCACTTCCTCAACTGTCACAAGCCCAGTCATACCAATGGATCTCAGCTGATAAGCAAATCTGATGCCACCGATAAGCAGGACTGATAACCGTTGCACCGCAGACCATCCCACCGAATCCGGTACAACCTGATACCAACCAGGACCTGTCCACCGCGGTATGCTGGAACCAAGCGTCTGGTTTGGAGGTCTTGATCTCGACTCTCCCTGTTAAGGGTGAGGAGAGTCTCGATCTTCAACCACCAGACCTTCCCACCGAACCTCGACAACTTCATAAGCACTCCGCTTCCAGAGTAACTGGGTGATGGCGACCAACGGCGTGGGTTCCTGCCGTGAGGAGTGGTAGACATGTGTCCACTACAGTATGTAGTGAGTGCGCAGAGCCTCCTGCGCTTAACAAGTGTGCTCAAGGCAGCCAGACATCCACCGGGGTGCACAGGGTTCGAGTCCCTGACCTGGCATTTGTTTACATTCAAGGAGTTAGTTATGCTCTATCAAATCAACTTCAATCGTGGTTACAACACACCAGTGTGTGCCACTGAGTATGTACATGCCGACTCAACAGATGAGGCATGGGTAAAGGGTGACTGCATGGCGCAGTATCCCGAACAGGTATCAACTGTCTACGTTATCAAGGACGCTAACTGATGCAAACGTTTCAGATGTTCTTCGGTCGCAACATACCCAACGGTGGGTTTGTTAGTGACCTTAACTTACAAGCCTTCATCGAAGGTGTGCTAGATGTAGCCTTTGATGGGTACACCATGCAACACGTAAGTGGTGTGTGGAAGGGTGAGCATGAGCCTACCCTACTTGTGACTGTCTGCACGTCATGGCCTGAGAAAGTCATGGACGTTGCTAAAGCATACCGTAATGCATTCAATCAGGACTCTGTAGGAATACAGCAGCTACCTGCCATGTCGTTTGTATAACGATTGCACTAAGGGATACGTCCCTTTCTGCAGTCCTTATGACTGCCTATTGTTTGCTTAATCATTACATGTTCATCGCTGTTCCTACTCGTACGTCTGCAGCTATCGACAAGCTGTTCGCTAACCCACTCACTGGTGTCGTTCGTTGCCAATTCAAGGACGGATATACCTATGAGTACACCAACGTTAGCCGTCGTGCTATCACCAACCTTTTGTTGAATCCCAATATGAGCCTTGGCTTCTGGGTTAACAAGAACTTGGTTAACAATGCACGACCTGGAGTTAGCATCCTTAACTTCTCGATTGTCTGACTGTTAGTTACACTTAGCCATCACACATCGTGATGGTTTCCTGTAGCTTACATCTAGCTACGTCTTATCCACCTACGTACATTCAAACATGACTCGTCTTCACGACGCACTCGCTGCACGCTTCACCGATGCAGATGAGATCAAGGACGTAGCCAACTATGGCTGCTCCGGTGGTGTGTCTGGTTTCATCTATTACTCAGAGAATGAGAAGTTCTTCGATGAGTATGAGGATGAGATCTACGATTACCTCAACGATTGCGAGATGTCGATGGTTGACTTTGCTCATAGCGGGTCAACTATTCGTTCACTCAAGAATGATCTTGTCTGGGCAGTTGTTGAGGCTTGGTGTTATGCACAAACACTAGCCAATGAGCTTGAGGCTGAGGCACTAGCTGCCTGACTCTCTCACTCAGGGACGTATCCATCTGGGTATGCTCCCTTTCTGAGGGACTCACACCCTCATTGTTTATCAATGGAGTGACCGTGACTGAACATTCACTAGCTATCAAAGTACCTACCTTTCCTGATGAGTTCAAGCCATTACTTAAGTTCATGCAGCGTGCATTATGTGAGACAGAGATACGTGATGCGTTAGCACCTGATGAGTTACATAAGGTAGAGCATTGGCTCAATGACTTTCAATCCCTTGCTTTGGAGTTTGCTGAGTAATGGAATTAAAAATACAAGCACTGCTTGAGCGGTTGATTGATGATGGTATCACTATTGCATTGAATACTAGTGAGAATCCTGACGATCTCACTGCTTTAAGTGATCAACTACGCAAAGAGATCTGGCTACAACTAGACACTTACTTTACCTTCGACGATAGCAACAACTGATGAAACTTTCCACCAACTACACCATCAACGCCAACATCTCTCATGTTGGTTACTATACTGGTGACAACTCGTTTACATTCTACACTGAGGATGACGAACAGATTGAAATCTACGGTGCAGATGTAGGTAATGTTATCTGCTTTGCTCGTAACTTCTTTGTTGTTGATCTCAAGGGTACACCTAAAGCAAGGCTAGGTGAGCATCAGCTGCGCAATCTAAATGAGATCAAGGACGCACTGACTGAATACCTTAAGGAGGATGCATGATGTATGCAGTCATTCAAGATGATGCAGTCATCGAGTACTTCGGTGATGAGACAGCTGCTTATAACGAAGCATTCAATCAACTTGAGCATGAAGTAGACGGACCTGTCTACGTTGTAGAGATTGTCAAACGCTTTGACTAAGTATACACACGAACAACTACATACGTTACAACTACAAGCCATGCAAGATCATGGACGTGGCTTATTAACTAGGCAGCAGTTATTACAAATACTGCACCGCATTGATCGCATTAGTTCTACCTTATGATTCACAATCATCAGCCTCGGCTGTATGAAATCACAATGTCTAGTGGCAGTAAGTATTACTTACTTGCCGCCAATTCAGAACAGGCTGCATGGTCTGCTATTGAGTTGTCCAAGGACGTAGATACACACCTTACAAACATACGTATAGCAGATGAGTGGTAAGCGCGAATACTATCCAAACAACTGGCAAGAATACAAGGACGCAGATGAAAGTGACTTCATTCCTCATACGTTTGAGGAGGTAATGTCGTGGAAAGTAGGTGGTTGGGAACTCCCTAGTTCTGTATGTTGTATTATACGTTCAACAGATCTTAATACTAAGAAGGTCAAAGAGTACGTGTATCAACGCCCGAGTGCGGCACAGGCAAAGGTCAATCAACTGATCAATACACCTGACATTGAGTTCGTTGTAGCGGACTCAGACTCCATTCACTACCTGACTCCTCACGATTTCAAGCATGACTGAAAAGACATTTACACATCACCTTGACAAACTATTGACTGAGCTTATGCAACATCCGCATAAGGAAGAGTTGATTGAGCTTGCCATGGAGCAGCTCTCCGATGATACACTTGTACTGGACGCGTTAATTTTTTGACCATCTTTAGTGCTGGCCGGTTGTACATCGGCACCGATAAGGAATCCTTTTGGGATGCCTGGCAAAATAGTACAGGCGTTTCTGTACACCTGGGTATCGTGCGTCTAGAGTGGGACTGTCGCCCACGACACAATGGACCCACTCAGACGACAACTCACCGATCCACAGGTCAAGCGACTACTCAAGGCCGTAGAACGCCTGCTTGCGTTTGATCGGGAGGTGCCTGGTCAGGTCATGGCAACGTTACTTTACATCGCTGCTCATGAGAACTGCCACAAGCAAGCACTTGAGGAAGATCTCAAGTTCACCACTGCTAGTGCCAGTCGTAACACTGACAAGCTCTCCCGACTTCATCGCTTAGGTAAACCCGGCTTCGATCTAATCATCAAGGAGGCAGACCCATCTAACAAACGCAGACAACAGCTACGCCTTACCAAGAAAGGTCAACGACTCATCGCACAAATCAAAGAGGATTTGTATGGCAACAAAACTCCAGATGTATCTGGACAGGCAACCACAGAAGTCAACGATCAAGAACTTTGATCAGGCTTTTGAGTTTGCTTGTACCAACCATCCCAAGTGGTCATTACAACAGGAGAAGAAAACACAAGCGGAGAACGCACGCCGTCATCACCGTCAACTCAAGGAACACATGGATGGCGAGGCAATCCCTCTCAAGGCTATGGATTCCAAACTCATTGCTGATGTCACCGAGAACATCAAGGATGAGCTTGAGTGGACAGAGAACAGTGCGAACAAGTTCCTCTCTACTATCAGCACCACATTCAAGTGTCTCTTACGTCATCACTTGATTACAGATATGCCTGTGATCATGCGATACCAGACACCTGAAGGACGTACTGAATGGTTCACGCAGGAACAAGTTGATCACATGTGTCAGATCGCCAAAGATCATGGACGTGATCAGTTAGCAGATCTTGTCTTGTTTGCTGCCTACACAGGCTTGCGTCAAGGAGAGATCAGGAAGCTTCGTGCTTGGGACTTTGATTTCAGGATGGATCAACCATTCATTCATGTGGGTGGCACACCTGAAACACGTACCAAGACAAGCAACTACAGACAGGTTGGTCTCAATGATCGGCTGTTACCAATGGTGCATCGCTTACTTGATGCAGCACGACCGAACGATCTAATCTTCGGTGATCACTGGTACAACAGGCAGCGGATCTCTCGTGAGTTCAACCGAGTGCGTGAGTTCCTGATGTATGCGGACAACACGGTCACCACTGGCCATGTGTTCCACACGCTCAGGCACAGCTATGGCACCTGGCAGATTGCTGCAGGGACGCCAGTCATGCACGTCAAACAGACGATGGGACACTCCAACGTCAAGACGACTGAGCGCTACGTCCATAACACGTATGCTGCTGTTGTCAACTGCGCTAATGCTATCTAGGTCCGTCTAGGACTTCGCCAAACCGGCTGCTACCATGGATTTGGGGTTGAATCTCAAGACTGAGAATCGTTGGAATCCCTTGGGAGCGTGCCGGAATTGGTAGACGGACTCGACTCAAAATCGTAGTTCGTGACGTATAGCTTTAGTGCACACGAGCGGGTAACACCCGCTTTTTCATTGGCATCACTACATGTCCACCTGGGTATTCCTTCGTCGTTAAGTCGAGTACCCGGTCTTACACAGTTCTTCACACTCATCGCCTATGCAGCACCACGTTGATGACCTGAAGATCGCGGATCAGATCCGCCTAGAGAGGGAACAGATCGCGTGCGGGGTCAATAAGTTACATGACAACGTGAAGAAACTCGAAGACAAGAGCTACGCAAGCGCAAGCGTCTATGGCGTTTCAAGCATGAAGGCATTACTGCCTCGTATCGTTGAGCGTCTTGAAAAGACATACGACCGAATCAACAAGGGATACACGGGACGCGACTTCAAGGAGATCAAGCAGTACCTAACCGATTTAGAGCCATTAGCTGTTGCCGCGATAGCAATCAAGGTGACCTTTGATCGTGTATTCAGCAGCAAGCCAAAAGCCAATCAACTCGTTGACGTGTGTGCGGCGATTGGTCAGGCCGTTGAAGCTGAGTGTCAGATGCGCCACTACGAGCGTTCTGCACCTGGACTACTGAATGACATCAAGAAGCGTTATTGGCACGCTTCCTGCGGCACACAGCAGCGCCTGACGGTCGTTAAGACCATGATGAACAGACACGAGGTAGATCCATGGGAGCCTTGGGGTCGCCACAACAGAGTGAAACTAGGTGGTTGGTTGCTAGACGCTATTGCGGAAGTCAGTCAATGGTTTGAGAAGTCCACGGTTCAAGAAGGACAAAAGACTGTCAACTACGTGGTCCCAACAGCTGAGTTCATGGCTGTTAGAGATCAAATCATGAGAGATGCAGAGCTGTTTGCTCCCATTGCATGGCCAATGCTCGTACCGCCAAACGATTGGTCAAATGAGCGTGCTGGTGGGTACATCCTCAATGAGGTAATGCATGGCTATGACTTGGTTCGCCGAGGTGGTCCCCGTATACAGGGGAAAGCTCCTATTGACTTCTTGAACAAGATTCAACGTGTGGCATACACACTGAATCCATTCATTGTCGAGGTGGCTGAGACCCTGCAAGAGCGGCAGACGCAAGTCGGGAAGTTTGTCCCGATTGTCAGCTTGGACCTGCCTCCTAAGCCTGTAGACATTGCCGAGAACTACGAAGCACGTAAGGACTACAGGCGACGTGCGGCAGAGACCATGAACACCAATGCACATGCATTTAGACGTTCATGTCGCACACGCATGACGATGGAGGCGGTCGCACGCTTCAAGAATGTGGATCGGTTCTACGTGCCATGGTCATTTGACTATCGCGGAAGAGCCTATCCAATTCCGTCATTCCTAACACCTCAAGACACTGACTTCGGTAAGAGTCTATTGAGGTTTGCTGATGAGTCGTACATGACCCATGAAGCAGAGGATTGGCTGAGGTTCCAATGCGCTACTACCTACGGTCTTGATAAAGCACCAATGTCTGAGCGCCTAGCTTGGGCACACGAGAATGAAGAGCTAATAAAAGGATTGCCAAACATCCTATTGACTGTCTTTCTGAATGGGAAGTAGCTGATGAGCCATGGCAATTCCTAGCAGCATGTGATGAGCTGTATCACTGTGTCTTGATTGCTGATAGGCAATACACAGGTCTTCCTGTTGCAACGGATGCAACTTGTTCTGGGTTACAAATCCTGGCAGGTCTTGCAAGAGACAAGAGCACAGCTCAACTAGTAAACGTTCTCCCTGGTGATAGACCGCAAGATGCCTACAAGGTCGTAGCAGAAACTGCTAAACCTCACTGCCCAGAGAGTATCCAACCTTATATGGACAGGAAAACTGTCAAAAGGGTAGTGATGACCGTTCCTTACAATGCTAAGCCGTATTCCAATCGTGGTTACATACGGGAAGCATTAAAGGAAAAGAAGGTAGAGATCAGCAAAGAAGATCTAACAGCAACAGTTAAAGCAGTACGCAATGCCATGGATGTTGTCGTACCTGGGCCAATGGCTGTAATGAGTTGGATCGAGAGTGAGGTACGTAACGCAATCAAAGGCGGAGCGGAATTTCTAGAGTGGACAACACCGTCTGGCTTTGTTGTTCATCAGAGACTAGATAAGTATGACTCTCAAGGGATAAGACTACAACTCTTGGGTCAGGCAAGGTGTAAGGTCCTTGTGAAAAAGGAAGAGGGTGGCAAGGTTGACATCAACCACCACAAGAACGCCACTGCTCCCAACCTTATCCACTCATTAGATGCCTCACTCCTACACCTATCCACACTTCGGTTCGATGCACCTATTGCATTGATCCATGACTCAGTGCTTTGCAGAGCCACTGACATGTCCGTCCTGTCCACCTTGGTACGAGAGACATACATGCATCTCTTTGCAGAGCACGATTACTTACGCGACTTCGCCCGACAGATAGGAGCGGAGAGCGAACCACCGATTATTGGAGACCTTGAACCGGAATCCGTAATTGAATCCACATATTTCTTTTGTTAATGGCACAATCCATCCACGTTACCCAACAGCCTGTTGTCCTTGAAGGTTTCCAGGCTGTGATGAAACCCTCTAAGTTTGGTTATTCCTTGGCTACTATTATTGATAGTGGTCTTGTAGAGAAGCTTGAAGAGGATCGCGTTGAAAGCCTCAAGTGGGCAGAATCAAAACTGAAGAACCCTAAGCGTTCCACTCTCAAGCCTGAGCCTTGGGAAGAGGTAGCCGAGGGTAAGTACAAGGTGAAGTTCAGCTGGAATGAGGAGACCAAACCTCCGGTCGTAGATAGTGAAGGTACGCCGGTCACTGATGAGAATACTCCGCTTTACAGTGGCTCAAAGGTGAAGCTTGCCTTCCGTCAGAAACCATACATTCTGAAGGATGGCATCACCTATGGAACAAGCCTCAAGCTTGTCGGTATCCAAGTAATCACGGTCAACGGCACAGCTGGTGTTGATACTGGTGATCTTGATGAAGTAGAGGTCGCTGCCATCTTTGGCCAGACCAAAGGGTATAAGACATCCGAACCAAACGTCACCCCTAAAGTGACTGAAGAGATCGACGAAGACGACATGGAGTTCTAATGAAATTCCGTTCAGGTCTTGAAGAGAAGGTCGCTGATCTTCTCCAAGGCTTGGGAGTTACCTACGAATATGAATCCACCAAGGTTCCCTATATCCTTCAATGCAACTACACTCCAGACTTTCTTTTACCGAATGGTGTCTATCTCGAAACAAAGGGACAGCTGACAGAGGAAGACCGAAGGAAGATGAAAGCAGTGAAGAATGCGAATCCCGAGTTAGATATTCGCTTCGTCTTTCAAGCACCGTATAACAAGATCTACAAAGGCAGTAAGACAACGTACGCCGCTTGGGCCGAAAAGCACGGCTTCAAGTGGTGTGCCTTTCATTCAATCCCAGTCGAATGGCTGACATAGACCTAATTAAAGACCTAGCCATGAATCTGATCATGGCACTAGATAAATACACTTCTCCCAACGACATCATCGAAGGCTTCGAGGATGCACTTGATGGGTATGAAGAACTGATTAACACCTACCACCAACAGAAATGAGTTATCTCGAATACGGCACAGCTGACTTTTACGCTGAACAGTTCAGTGACTTTCTAGCAGATGTAGACGCAGAGAACCCTGCTACAGCTGACGCATTGATTGAAGGGTTCTATCGAGCAATTGATTCCTGGTTTGATTATCACGATGCACAAGCACGAACCTACGCAGACATCCGAAAGCGAGTTCGTCAGGCACTTACCGTGTGATCACTGCGGATCATCTGATGCCAATAGCTTGTATTCAGATGGTCATTCCTATTGCTTCAAGTGCGAGACATATAGCACTGGAGTAGATGTTGTTCACACTCATAAAATGTCATCTAATGTCCACCTCAAAGGAAGTGCAGAAAGACTGCCAAAGCGCGGCATCTCAGAAAAGGTCTGCCAACAGTACAAGATCTACAGAGACGGGGACGTTCTACGCTTCCATTATTTCGACAGCTCTGGAATCCTTAAAGGCTGCAAAGTAAAGACCAAGAACAAAGTATTCAGTTATGAAGGAGAAGTCCCTGGCACCCTCTTTGGACAACATTTGTTTCCCTCCTCTGGAAAACGAGTCGTTATCACTGAAGGAGAACTCGATGCAGCTTCATGTCAAGAAGTTATGTCGGGGTGGCCGATGGTGTCTTTACCTGGCGGTGCCGGTACGGCCAAGAAGTCGGTTCAACGGGCTTACGAATGGCTCCAGGGTTATGAGGAGATTGTCCTGTTCTTCGACAATGACGAGGCAGGCCGTAAGGCAACGGAGGAAGCAGCAAGCGTATTGCCACCTGGCAAGTGCAAGATTGCATCGCTCCAAGGCGATTACAAAGATGCGTCAGACGCCCTCTCTGCCAATGACCCTGAGGCGGTTCGTCGCGCTATTTGGGATGCGAAACCTTACCGTCCAGATGGGATCGTTGATGGGAAGTCACTCCTTGAGCTTGTAACAACACCATCACCACCAGCAGATTTTGACTACCCATTCTCAGGTCTACAAGACAAGCTTCACGGCATAAGAATGGGCGAGCTGGTAACGATTACAGCTGGATCTGGAATTGGGAAGTCGTCGTTTTGTAGAGAACTAGCGACAACACTTCTCAATAAAGGAGAACGGGTCGGTTACCTGGCACTTGAAGAATCTAACCGTCGTACAGCTCTCGGACTGATGTCCGCAGCAGTTGGTAAATCACTCCACCTTGGCGAACATGAACGATCTACTCTCACCGAAGCGTATCAAGCAACTCTTGCTAACTGGAATCTCTTTCTTTTCGATGGCTTTGGTTCTTTTGATCCTGATATCATCTACAACCGAATTGAGTACCTGGCAGCGGGTCTTGATACAAGGGTAATCTTCCTTGATCACTTATCCATTCTGCTGAGTGGTCTTGACGGTGATGAGCGCAAGATGATTGATCAGACGATGACACGTCTGCGTTCATTGGTAGAGAGAACAGGCATCGCATTATTCCTTGTTTCACATCTACGACGTACTACAAGTGACCAAAACCACGAAGAGGGTGCTCGCGTCACTTTGGGACAGCTGCGAGGATCTGCGGCCATTGCACAACTCTCTGACGGAGTTATTGCACTCGAAAGAAACCAGCAGAGCACATCTACTGGAAGTGATACGACTGTGCGAGTCCTTAAGAATCGCTATTCAGGCGAGGTTGGCGTCGCGTGCCGACTGAGCTACGACTTATCCACCTGTAAATTCTATGAAACTGAAGCAGAAGAAGAGTTCGACGTATCAGAATTCTGAGCTGAAGCGACCTAATCCTCCCACACCTGAGGCAGTTGAAAAGGCACAGTTTATCGACAAGACATTCACTTGGGAGGGATCAGCAGCGAATAAAGCTGCTAAGTCTTAACCTCCTATTCAATACACTTATCTTCATTACCAACCTATTTATTGTCGCTGGTGTAATCCGGCATTGGAATGACGCTTATCTTTGATATCGAAACAGACGGTTTATACAATGATGTTACCTGCATCCACTGCATTGGTATCCATGATCTCAACACAAAGGAGACGTATGTCTTCAATGATGTCGGGACTCAGCAACCAATTACAAAAGGTATTCAGCTTCTTGAAGACGCAGATATTATTGTGGGTCATAACATCATTGGTTACGATCTCCCTGTTATTCGTAAGCTCTATCCTTGGTTTTCCAACGTGGGTAGGGTTCTGGATACTCTGGTCCTTAGTCGTCTTTATCACGCTGATCTTCTAAAGACTGATCAAAAGCGTAACTGGAAACACATGCCAGTACAGCTGTGGGGTAGGCATAGTTTGGAAGCCTACGGTTACAGGTTGGGTGAGTACAAGGGTTGCTTTGGTAAGACAACCGACTGGAAGGACTGGTCGCAAGAGATGGAGGACTACATGGTCCAAGACGTAAACATTACTAGAAAACTTTGGAAAGACTTCCAGAAATACCTGAATGGGTCCAATTAGAGCACAGGGTTGCTCAGATATTAACTGAACAAGAAATTCATGGATGGTACTTTGATGAGCCTGCTGCATGGGAACTTGAATCAACTCTCAGACGAGAGCTTGAATCACTTAAAGCAGTACTACGCAACAGGCATCCTTTCATCCTTGGGGAAGAGTTCACTCCTAAGAGACCTAACTCAACACAGGGATACTTCACCGGAGCTACTTTCACAAGACTGAAAGAGATGAATCCCACGAGCAGGGATCACATCGCATACATCCTTCAAAAGTTCTATGATTGGGAACCAACGGAGAGAACAGAGAAAGGGAAGCCTGTTGTTGATGAGATCGTACTGAAAGATATTGGGTCAGAGATTGCTCTTCAGTTCTTCCGTTGCTTAGAGCTTACTAAGCAGATTGGGATGTTAACTGAGGGAGTGAATGCATGGCTCAAGCTAGTGCGTAACGACAGGATTCATCATCACTGCTCCGTTGCCACCAACACTCATAGGTGCGCACACCGTAAGCCAAATTTAGCCCAGGTGCCTGCTGAAGCTGAGTTCAGGAAGCTATTCCGTGCAACTCCTGGCATGGTGATGGTTGGTGCTGACCTGGCAGGTATTGAGCTGCGTATGTTGGCTCACTACCTAGCACAATGGGATGGTGGTCGATATGGGGATGTACTTCTGAATGGAGACATCCACCAAGAAAATGCCGACAAGATTGGCATTAGTCGTCGTCTTGTCAAGACTGTAACTTACGCATTCCTTTATGGTGCTGGTAACCAAAAGATCGGCTTGTCATACGACCAAAGCCTTTCCCCGGACAAGGCAAAGAAGAAAGGGCAGGAGATTAGGCAGGCTTACATGGATGCTATTCCTGGTCTTCGGAAGCTTGTGGAAGCTACCAAGAAAGCTGCTAATCGAGGTTACATCCGTGCCATCGACGGTCGCCATATCAGCGTTGACTCGCCGCATAAGTCGCTGAACTATCTGCTGCAATCATCAGCCGGAGTAATTGCAAAGCGCTGGCTTGCTCTCACACATGAGGCAATCATTCGAGCTGACATTAAAGCTCACCAACTTGCGTTCATACATGACGAACTGCAGTTTGAAACGACACCCGAGCACGTAGAAGACTTGAAGTTTGCACTCCTATGGGGAGCTGCCTCTGCCGGGGAATACTACAACTTACGTATACCAATCGCTGCTGATGCTAAGTCAGGAAACGATTGGAGTGAAGTACACTAATCATGGCAGTAAAATCAAAGACATCTCTTGGTCGGGTTGAGTTTCAATCTCGTGCCAAGTTCAAACATACCCACCAAGGAAACGGAACTCGTAGTCTCCCGAAGCGTGGGCGAAAGCTCAGCCGGGGACAAGGTAAATGAGTCTCCTTATTGATGCAGACTACATCGTATACAAATGCTGTGCAGCTACTGAATCAGAAATTGACTGGGGTGATGACATCATCACTGTTACCAGCCGCTTCTCTGAAGCCTACGAATACGTAGAGCGTGAGCTGTACAACATTGCTAAAGACCTAGGCTATTTTGACGATTCTATTCTGTTCTTTTCTGATTCTAACAACTTTCGTAAACTGGTTGATCATAACTATAAAGGACATAGAAACCGAAAGAAGCCGTGCGGCTACAAAAGGGTCATCAACAAACTCAAGGAGGAATACCACGTTATTGTGATGCCAACCTTGGAAGCTGATGATGCCATCGGTATCTACGCTACCAAGGAGCAAGGTCACATCATCTGCAGTCCAGATAAGGATATGCGACAGATCCCTGGTGAGTTGTACAACCTAAGTGATGGTGTGGAATGGATCACCAAGGAAGAAGGTGATCGCTGGCATCTGATCCAGACAATGGCAGGCGACCAAACAGATGGGTATGCAGGTGTACCAACAATTGGTATCAAGAGAGCAGACGCAATCCTGACCGAGAAAGGTTGCACCTGGCAAACAGTACTAGAGACTTTTCTTGAGAAGGGTCTCACAGAGGAAGACGCATTAAAGAATGCACGCCTCGCAAAGATCCTTCAAGTGGAAGACTATGATTTCACCAATCAAGAACCAAGACTTTGGTCTCCCAGCTCCGATAGTCGAAATGACGATGGAGCAACAGTTCAAGATGAAACAGATCGAGAATGCACTTCGATCTGATGAAGCCAAGAAAGAAGACATCATCACGATCTTTCTAGCTCTTCAACATCAGAACTTTGTACTAAGCAACACAGTAGCAAATCTAGTAAAGAAATGGCCGACTCAAATACCACAGGACCGTCGTACTACAGACGGGGAAGCATTCAGGTTTGGGACTTCATCAGAGACCAAGACCTGAACTTCCATCTGGGTAATGCCATCAAATACATCTGCCGTGCTGGACATAAAGACAGCAAGACACAAGATCTAACTAAAGCCATCCACTATCTACAGAATGAACTCGAAAACGAAATCTTTTATCAGTCAGCAAGCAAAGGAGTTCAGAGCTGGTTTCCAAGTGAGGAACAGTACGACTCCAGCTTCACGGACTATGCAGCGGACTTTGATCGTTGAGGAATTCAAAGAGTTCCTTGATGCTGAGAATCAACTGATCATGGGTCTGCGAGTGAATGCGGCTGAGTGCCTAAAGGAACTCGCTGATCTTGTCTATGTCTGCTACCAGTATGCAGAGAACCTGGGTTGGGATCTTGATGAAGCTCTCAACCGTGTCCACCAGAGCAACATGTCCAAGCTTGGAGAAGATGGACAACCAATACGCCGTGAAGACGGCAAGGTCTTGAAAGGACCGAACTATAAACCTCCTACTCTTACTGATATCGTTTAATAATGTCTGCTCCCACCAAAGAACTTATCGCTCGAACTGGGCGTGTACAAAATTGGATTGATGACCCAACCTCTCGCTTGCCTGTCTCCTGTACCGTCTTCGTTGTGGAAGACACGATGGAAGGAGCGAATGGAATCGAAGCCAGTTGGCGTTTCGTTAGCCATGCACTCCGCTACGGTGCAGGCGTTGCTGTCCACCTTAGTAAACTGCGACCCAAAGGAGCTGAAAATGGCAAAGGACTAGTAGCAAGTGGTCCTGTCTCATTCGCCAAGATCTACTCGACACTGAATGAGATTCTTCGTCGTGGTGGGGTATACAAGAATGGAGCTGTTGTATGTCATCTTGATCTCAACCATCCTGATGTGCTTGAGTTCATTACTGCTAGTCGTAGTGAGCTGCCTTGGGTTAAGCGCTGCGTCAACATCAACAACCACTGGTGGAACGAAACGACTCCACAAGTAAAGAATGCTTTGCTTGAAGGTATCAAGCGTGGTGACATCTGGCTCAACAAAACCAAGGTAGATCGAAATGGAAATCGAATCCGGGGTAACGTATGCCTGGAGGTATATCTCCCCAGTCGAGGGACCTGTCTACTTCAACATGTTAACCTCGGCGGATGCGAACTCGATGACATTCGAGGTGCGTTTGCACAAGGAATGTCCGAACTGTGTGAACTACACGGCAAAACAAATGTTGGAGAAAGCGGAGAGTACTTGCCTTCAGAGACTGATCGCCAAGTCGGTCTCGGAATGCTGGGACTTGCCAACCTTCTCCGACAGCAAGGCGTAAGTTACAACGACTTTGGCCTGGCACTTGATGCGTTGAATAGTGGCCGTCCTTACCCAGCTACTCCTGGCTATATCATTGCTAAGGAGCTACAGGCTGGTATCCAAGCTGCTGCTGAGATTGCCAAGGCAAACAAAATGGAGCGTGCCTTTGCCATTGCTCCAACTGCCTCGTGCAGTTACAGATATAAGGATCTCGAAGGGTTCACCACCACACCTGAGATCGCTCCTCCCATTGCCCGTCAAGTGGACCGTGATAGCGGCACCTTTGGCGTCCAGAGCTTCGACTATGGTCCTGTTGAGATCGCGTCGGAAGTTGGCTGGGAGTCATACAAACGAGTAGTAGACGGCATCATTCGTCTGCTCGATAGCACCGGACTGTTGCATGGTTACTCCTTCAACAGCTGGTCAGATGTGGTTACCTATGATGAGCAGTTCATCGAAGATTGGTTGGCAAGTCCACAGACTTCTCTTTACTACAGTCTCCAAGTAATGGGTGACGTTCAAGACAAGTCTGATGCATATGCCGCATTGGATGATGGTGACGTTACCGCATACCTGGAGTCTCTTCTAAATGATCCGGTGGGCGCAAGTCCGCCACTTGCTCCTGATTGTAATTGCGGCGAATGAACCCCTATCAAAAACTATTGAATCGTAAACGGAAGTGGTCACCTGTACAGACCACAGCTGGGAAGCTCCGTGAAGGTGCGGAAGAAACTATCTACCGTGCCTTGGCTATCCGCCATATGGAACTTCCCGTTGGAGATTTTATTACTGATGCACTGAAGAATGAAGTTCCAAACCTGGCGAGGGATCTCCTTCAATCCAATATCAAGGACGAGGAGAATCACGACCTTGCACTCGGTTACATCGCCAACGCTATCGGCGTTGATGAAAAGGCTGAAGCCGAAGCGAAGAAGCTTAGGGACGCCTGGATTGCTCATCCAGATCACACGATCCTCAAAGCACTGGTTGCCGAACGTGCAATTTTCTTTGTGCTCCTCCCATTCTTCAGATTTAACGGTGATGCTGGTCTCCGAACAGTAAGCGCTGACATCTCACGTGATGAACAAGTCCATGTTGCTGCTAATAGCTTGGTATGTACTGAGCTTGGTCTCGATTGGAGTCCTTCTCTCGATCGCCTCAGGAAGGCAACCATTAATTGGGTGCTTGAACCTTTAGGTAAAAACACTGAGGTCAAATATCTCGACAAAAAATTTTGGCTGGATTCCAGTGACTCTCTGATGTATCAAGGCAAAGCGCCTGAATTGTCTGACACACGTAGAGGGAGGATGCCGGCGTTCTTCGAACATGCAAACACCAACCTACCTCAGTATGCTTGAGACTTCTGGTCTCCAGCTGCAATCAATCCTCCAAGAACTGGAGGAGAACTTCCCACCATGTAATCCCCACCCGGATGAGTCACACTCACAAATAATGTACCGCTCTGGCCAACGTTCTGTGGTCGAGTGGATTAACCATCGTCTCACTGAAGAACAAAATGGCTAACAAGAAAAGGCTAAAGGCAAAAGCAAAGGAACAAGCTAAGGCTGGAAACCTAAGTAGTAAGCTTGTAACGCGGTTGGAGTCTGCAGGCGTTAAGAATTCAAGTGTAAATAGGCTTCGTAACTCGAACCAAGCTGCTCAACGTAGTGCTAGCGCTTCTACACCAACACCAACGCCAGCACGTCCGACAAACAATCAGAATAACAAGCAAAGTAATCCACTGAGTTCCTCGCGCTACGGCGTTGGCGCTCAGAAAGCAGCTCGTGCTAACTACAACGCACTAGTAGAGCAAGGCGTTACTGATGCATTCAACCCAGGTCGCCCAGGTAGTGCACGTAATGCAATGGCCGATGGCTTTGTCGGAGGGAAGGAACTCAGAAAGTTTGCCAATCGAAAGGACATTGATCAGTCTCAAGCTAGAAAGCGTCTTGCCAAAAAGGGTGCAGCCTTCACCGCTGGTGCTAATAAGCGAGCAGACAACGCCTTTGCCAAGAGTAATCCGTTCCTGGCACAGATGCTGATCAACAACCCAGATATGAATCCAATGGGAATGCTGGGTGTTGGTAAGAACCGCAGTCGTCAGTTGCAGATCTTCAAGGATTCAAGCTCTTATGATTACAAGAACCGAATCCCTGGTGATGTATTTACATTCCGACCAAAAGCTGGAATGGTAGATCGCCCTGCGGTTCCTGATGTTGGGCGTCTGAACGACATCTTTAGTAACCCGATTGCCGGGGTTGATAATATAGACAACAACACTGATAACACGAACAACGACAACGGAACAGCTGGAACTACAGAGCTTCCGCCTGAGCTTCCACCTGAGGAAGAAGAAGTGGATCCCGGTGCAGGCATGATGGCTGGTGGTGGTCTTGGTGCATTAGGTGCATCCAAACTGCTGCGTGCACGTAGTCGCCTACAACGCCTCGGTATCCTGAATCGTGGTACTGGTCTACTTGGTCGTGGACTTCAATACGGAAACGCACTTAACGCATAAACATGTCAGCCAAAACACGGTATGACTATTTAGCAAGTGACCGTTCAAACTTTCTAAACGTAGCAAGACAAGCTGCTGACCTAACTCTTCCTTACCTGAATCGTGGTGAGGAGGAGTTTGTCAAAGGAGCACGTCATCTCCCTACACCATGGCAAAGCGTTGGTGCAAAAGGGGTAGTTACTCTGGCATCTAAATTGATGCTGGCACTACTGCCTCCTCAGACCAGCTTCTTTAAGCTCCAGGTAGATGACACTGCATTGGGTACGGACTTCCCACCCGAAGTTCGTTCTGAGTTGGATCTTTCCTTTGCGAAGATCGAACGTACTATCCTTGAATCAATCGCTGCTTCTAGTGATCGTGTCGTTGTACACCAAGCACTGAAGCATCTTGTGGTGACAGGTAATGCGTTGGTCTTCATGGGAGAGAAGCAACTCAAGTTGTACCCCTTGAATCGCTACGTTGTAGAAAGAGATGGCAACGGTAATGTGCTTGAAATAGTCACGAAAGAACGCATCTCAAAGAAGCTTCTCATGAAGACTCTTCCTCAAGCTGTGCCCAATGATGTGGCAGGTACTGAGGCAGAACGGAATGATGAAGCCGACATCTACACACATATCCGCCGAGACAACAATAGGTTTGTCTGGCACCAAGAATACGAAGACAAGATCATTCCGGGTTCAATGGGCAAAGCACCCATCGAAGCAAACCCCTGGCTAGTTCTTCGGTTCAACACCGTTGATGGTGAAGTCTATGGTCGTGGTCGAGTAGAGGAATTCATCGGAGATCTACGCTCACTTGAAGCGCTCTCTCAGGCACTCGTAGAAGGCTCTGCAGCAGCCGCTAAGGTTGTCTTCGTAGTGTCACCCTCAAGCACCACCAAACCGGCCACGCTGGCCCAAGCAGGTAACGGTGCAATCGTTCAAGGCCGACCTGATGACATTGGTGTTATCCAGGTTGGTAAGACTGCTGACTTCCGAACTGCATTTGAAATGATGCAGCAGTTGGAACGTCGGTTGTCTGAAGCATTCCTCATCCTTTCTGTACGTCAGTCTGAACGGACTACTGCAGAAGAAGTACGGATGACTCAAATGGAACTGGAGCAACAACTCGGTGGGCTATTCAGTCTGCTGACTACTGAGTTCCTTGTTCCGTACTTGAATCGGAAGCTTAGTGTCTTCCAAAAGACTGGTCAGATTCCTCGTCTACCCAAGGATATCGTCAAGCCTACAATCGTTGCTGGTGTTAATGCTCTTGGTCGTGGACAGGATAGGGAAAGCCTAGCTGCCTTCCTCACGACCATCGCACAAACCATGGGTCCTGAGTCTATTGCTAAATACATCAACAGCAATGAAGTAATCAAACGTCTTGCTGCTGCACAAGGTATTGATGTACTCAACCTTGTGAAGTCGATTGATGAGATGCAACAGGAACAGATGCAGAACATGAACATGCAGAAGGACATGATGCTGACACAGCAGATTGGCCAACTCGCTAAGACACCTCTGCTGGATCCAAGTAAAAACCCACAAGCAATGGAGATGATTAATGGACAAGGCAATCCCCAGCCGGCCGACCCGAACCAAGAAGGCACAGCCGGAACCCCAGTCATCGGCTGAAGAAACGACTCCCATTACGGATGAGTCTGGCAACAAATACGCACCCAAAGCCAAGATCGGTAAACCCACTATTGGTGTTCCCAATCGTGTGGAGACAGTCGGACTTGGCAACTTGAAAGTAATTACCACCAATGGCTACACTGACGTATGATCCAGCTGAGGCACAAGATGGAGAGTTCTCAGCAGAAGAACTTGATTCGCTGAAAGTTGGAGAGTCTCTTGAAGAACAACAGCAACAACTGCTTGCTGGTAAGTTCAAAGATGCTGAGGATCTAGAACAGGCTTACATTGAACTACAACGTAAGCTAGGTGATCCTGCAGCACGAGAAGAGCAAGTAGAAGAAGAACCTCAGGAAGAGGTTGAAGAAGAAGAACAGGAAGTAGACACAAGCTTCTTGGAACGACTATGGGAAGAATCACAGAACGAGTATTCGGATGAAACTCTTGAAGCACTCCAGAAGATGGATGCTGCTGACCTTGCACAGATGTACCTTGACTACCGTTCACAGGTAGAGGCAGGTGAACCTGAAGCTGAAGTACTCAGTGAAGGTGATGTAGAAGCACTGCAAGGTATTGTCGGCGGTGAGGAGAGTTACGGTCAGATGATGGCCTGGGCACAAGAATCACTGTCTGAACAAGAGATCAGCATGTACGACGCAGTGATGGAAAAGGGTGATCCCCTTTCCTGTTACTTCGCTGTGAATGCTCTTGCGTTCCGCTTCCAAGAAGCACAAGGCTATGACGGTCAGATGTTGACTGGCAAGGCACCTGCATCTCAAGCACAAGGCTTCCGTAGCCAAGCTGAGCTTGTACGTGCAATGAGTGATCCTCGCTATGACAGTGACCCTGCATATCGTGCAGACGTTGCAGCAAAGCTTGAAGCATCTGATCTTAACTTCTAATGAACGACACAAACATCTGGGCCAAAGAGCCACCTATGTATATGGACCCGAACTATCTTCAATCCCATAATGAGCGAGCAGAGCTTCTCAATGGTCGCCTGGCTATGCTTGGCGTTATTGCAGCTATTGGCGCTTACGCTGTTACTGGTCAACTGATTCCCGGTATCTTCTGAGTTACAAGTCCTGCTTTTAATGCGCGTTTATTAGCAGGACCAGTAGGAGTAATCAATATAAAGTCCTTCGCTTTATTATTATGATTCCTATTCTAACTACTCTGTCAGTCATTAGCTCATGGTATGGACCTGGCTTCCATGGAAACCTAACAGCTAATGGTGAACGGTTTAATCAACAATCCCTTACTGCTGCGCACAAGACACTTCCCTTTGGAACACGCCTACGGGTCTGCTTCAAGCGGTGTGCCGTTGTTCGGGTAAATGATCGTGGTCCTTACATTCATGGTAGGAACTTAGATCTTAGTAAAGGTGCGGCTGATGCAATCGGTCTCACTGGCTCTGGAGTTGGACGGGTACAAGTAACTCGACTAAACTGACTTCAATGACAACTGCTATTGCAGCTCCCCGCTCTCAGGATAACCCTTGGGAGCTTTTTACTAACTGGGTCACTTCGACCAACAACCGTCTTTATGTTGGGTGGTTTGGAACACTGATGATTCCGTGTCTCCTTGCAGCCACCATCTGCTTCATTATTGCATTCATTGCGGCACCACCAGTTGACATTGATGGCATCCGCGAACCTGTCGCTGGAAGTCTTCTCTATGGAAACAACATCATATCGGGAGCCGTCGTACCGAGCAGCAATGCCATCGGACTACACTTCTACCCAATTTGGGAAGCTAATTCACTTGATGAATGGCTCTACAACGGGGGACCGTTCCAACTTGTGGTCTTCCACTTCCTCATTGGCGTCTATGCTTACATGGGACGCGAGTGGGAACTTAGCTATCGACTAGGAATGAGGCCGTGGATTTGTGTCGCATACTCAGCTCCCGTCGCAGCGGCATCTGCGGTTTTCCTCGTCTACCCATTCGGTCAAGGTTCTTTTAGCGACGCGATGCCTTTGGGTATTTCAGGCACCTTCAACTACATGCTGGTGTTCCAAGCCGAACATAACATTCTCATGCACCCGTTCCACATGCTGGGCGTTGCTGGAGTGTTCGGTGGCTCGCTATTTAGTGCAATGCACGGTTCGCTTGTCACGTCCTCGCTTGTGCGTGAGACGACTGAAGACATCTCTCAGAACTATGGTTACAAGTTTGGACAAGAAGAAGAGACTTATAACATCGTAGCCGCTCACGGTTACTTTGGACGTTTGATCTTCCAATATGCTTCTTTCAATAATAGCCGTTCTCTACACTTCTTCCTTGCTGCCTGGCCGGTGGTAGGGATTTGGTTCGCTGCCTTGGGCGTTTCTACAATGGCGTTTAATCTGAACGGTTTTAACTTTAACCAGTCGCTTCTCGACAACAATGGTCGTGTCATTAATACTTGGGCTGATGTTCTCAATCGCGCTAACCTCGGCTTTGAAGTAATGCATGAGCGTAATGCTCATAACTTCCCACTTGATCTGGCTACACACACTGCACCTGTGATTGGCTAATGAAACCAGGTCTCTACGCCAACATCCACGCTAAACGTCTTCGCATTAAGAATGGTTCTGGTGAGAAGATGAGGAAGCCTGGAGCTGCTGGCGCTCCTACTGCTAAGCAGTTCAAGAAAGCAGCTAAGACTGCTAAGAAATAGACATACCGTACGTTCATCTCTTCGGAGACGGGTTGCTCAAGGCTGGAACGCGCATGAGCTTATACGGTATTCAGTATGTCTATTCAAGTTACATACACCTATCGTGGTGTCAAATATACTAAAACTGTGAACCGCTAGTGCGGCATGGGGAGGTGCGATCCCTCCCTTCACTATTGGCACTGGCCGGTACGCCGACAACCAATGCCATGACGGTCTGGAGAGACAGACACCAACCTATATCTTTTGAACACATGTCTACTCATGTGGTTCTCTAAGCGCTTAGAGAGAATGACAACAACACTCTCTCTTTACTATTGTGGCTAACACTACTCAAACCGTATTGGGTACGCTTAATAAAGCTGTATCCAGCACCTCTGGTGCAAATGCGTACGATACTAAGTACGCAACTTATCTGAAGCTGTTCTCTGGCGAGATGTTCAAAGCCTATGAATCGGCAACGATTGCAAAAGGCACTGTGCAAAGCCGTACCCTGCGTAACGGTAAGGCTATGCAGTTCATCTTCACCGGCCGTATGACGGCGGACTACCACGTCCCTGGCACTCCTATCCTGGGTTCTGGTGATCCTCCGGTGGCAGAGAAGACCATCGTTTGTGATGACCTTCTCGTGAGTTCCGCTTTTGTCTATGATTTAGACGAGACCCTTGCGCACTACTCATTGCGCTCGGAGATCGCCGCTAAGATCGGCCACGCTCTTGCCGAGGCATACGATAAGAAGATCTTCCGTCAGATCGCTAAGGCTGCTCGTGAAGCTCACCCCATTACTGCTGCTCCTGGTCCCGAACCCGGCGGTAGCATCATCCAACTGGGTGTGCAAAAAGAGTATGACGCTCAAGCTCTGGTAGATGCCTTCTTCGAGGCTGCTTCCATCATGGATGAGAAGAACCTGCCTAAGCAAGGTCGTCATGCTGTGCTGTCTCCTCGTCAGTACTACGCTCTTGTGAGCCAAGTGGACAGCAACATCCTGAACCGTGATTACGGTAACAATCAGGGTAACCTGAACTCCGGTGAAGGTCTCTATGAGATCGCCGGTATCAGCATCAAGCGTTCCAACAACCTGCCTTTCCTGGCCGGTAACGTTGCTGCTGTTCAAGGTGAGAACAACAACTACTCTGGTGACTTCAGCACCCACTGTGGTCTGATCTATCAGAAGGATGCTGCTGGTGTGGTTGAGGCCATTGGTCCTCAAGTGCAGACCACCGGCTCTGATGTGCGCACCATGTACCAAGGCGACATCGTTGTGGGTCGTCTTGCCATGGGTTGTGGCACCCTGAATCCTGCTGCTGCTATTGAGCTGCAGTCGGCTCGTGCTTGATAACGGAGGTAACTAATTATGGCAGCTTCTGTTGCTAAAGGCGATAACGGCGTCTGCACGACTGACGCTGTGCGTATTTCTGTAGCCAAGACCCGTAAGGGTTACGGCAATGCTGTTGCTGACTCTGCTGTGGCTTCGACCACTAAGGGTCTGCGTACTGCATATCCTGGCGTTGAGTGCAACATCGCTAACGTCTGATTATTTGGGGATCCTTCGGGGTCCCCCTTTTTTATCCATCGCATACAACATAACTGTTATGCCATTTCCTACCACTAACGCTCAGACTGAGCTTCAAGCTGTTAATGAGATCCTGGCGTCAGTTGGTCAGGCTCCTGTAACCACCCTTGATCAAACCAACCCGGACGTTGCGATTGCGTACGACACCCTTCTTCAGGTGTCACGGGAGGTTCAGGCAGAAGGATGGACCTTTAACCGGGAGTATGAATATCCAATTACTCCTGATAACAACAATGAAATTTCTATCCCCAACAACGTACTTCAGATCGACCTAACTCCTGACTACAAGGATCGTGATGTTGTACGTCGTAGTGGGAAACTCTATGACCGCACTGCTCATTCCTATGAGTTCACCGAACAAGTTAAATGTGATGTGGTGTGGCTGTTTGATTGGGTAGACCTTCCGGCTCCCATCAAAGACTACATCGTTGCACGTGCTGCAAGTATTACCTCAAGTCGCATTGTCGGTGATACAGGTCAATACCAAATGCTGCAACAGAAAGAAGCTTATACCCGTGCTATGGCTCTTGAGTATGAATGCAACCAAGGAGACTATACATTCTTTGGTCATCCTCGTGGAGCTAATTACTACAACAGCTATGAACCCTATAAGGCATTGTATCGCTGATGGCAAGTGTAACTCAACTAGTACCTAATCTGCTTGGTGGTGTATCTAAGCAACCTGATGACAAGAAGATTCCAGGTCAAGTCAGAGAAGCGATCAATGCTTACGCTGATCCGACCTATGGTTTATCGAAGCGTCCTGGCACCAAATGGCTAGGCAATCTTTCCTCCACCACTAATGAATTCCAGAATGGTAAGTGGTTCTATATCAACCGTGATGAAGCTGAGAAGTACATCGGTGTGATCTATGGAGCCAACATCAAGATCTGGAATATCAATAACCCAACAGCAACAGTAACGGTAACTAACTCTGGTAGTAGCTACCTGACCTATGGGTCATCCAACGCAAAGGATAGCCTGCAGGTACTGACAGTTCAAGACACAACCATTGTCGTCAATAACAAAGTCACTGTAACGACTCTTGCTGCACCATCTTATACACTGAAGTCAAGAGCAACACTACGACTGCTTAGTGCTGAATATGGCGCTGAGTATAAGGTGACAATCAATGGTACAACAAGTACATTCACAACAAAGAACAGTGAAGACCCTGCTCTAAGTAACACTACAACCACAAAGGTGCTAAGTGCAGATCAGGTGCTAGATACAATCTACAACAATGTGAATGCAATAAAGCCAGCTGGTTCGACAGTAACAAAGCTGAAGGGAACCATCGAGATTAGTGGTGCTACAAGTGCATTCACTATCGAAGCATCTGGTGGCATCAGTGGTGAAGAACTTCTGGTCTTCCAAGATGAAGTGCAGAACTTCTCTAATCTTCCAGCTGAATCCTTGCAAGGCAGAATTGTAAAGATCAACAATACTGTTGCAAAGGAAGACTCATATTATGCAGTCTTTAATGCAGAGAACGGTACGTCTGGTAAAGGAAACTGGCAGGAGACCGTGGCACCAAATGTGTCTAAAGGTCTTACTGCCTCAACCATGCCGCATGAGCTGGTAAATACTGCACTCAATACATTTGAGTTGAGACCTATTACCTGGGAAGAGCGTCTTGTTGGTGATGATGAGACCAACGAACACCCTAGCTTTGTTGGAAAAACAATCCAACAGGTCTTCTTCCACAACAACCGTCTTGGCTTCTTAACAGGCGATAACGTCTCAATGAGTCAAAGTGGTGAGTTCTATAACTTCTACCACGTATCTGCTCTTACCCAAGCTGACAACGATCCTATTGACATCAGTTGCTCTAGCTTGAGACCTGCTGTTCTTCACTCAGTACTACCTGCTGCTCAGGGTCTAGTGCTGTTCAGTAAGAGTCAACAGTTCTTGATGTATTCCGATGATGGCATCCTGACTCCTAAGACATCCGTGATTAGGACTATTGCCAACTATGAAAATGAAGAACTGATACCACCTGTTGATGTCGGTACAAATATGGTGTTCCTGAGCAAATCTCCGGGATACACACGTATTTACGCAATGGCCACTCGTGGTCAACAGGAGAACCCTGATGTATTGGACGTTGGACGGATTGTATCTGAATGGGTCCCTGACTCTGTAGAGGATCTTGTGGCATCTCCACAGAACTCATTCTTTGCGATGTATGGACCTACATCAGAATATCTCTACTTCTTCAGAACTTATGTGGTTGGTGAAGAGACAGCAATGCAGACATGGTTCAACTGGAAGATGCATGGCAACGTGCAGTTCTTTGGTGTAGACAGTGATGACACCTATGTTGTCACCTACCAGTCTGGACAGTATGTACTAAGCAAAGCAAACCTCACTCAGACCCCTGATGAAGCCATTCTGAGAGCCGATAGTGGCCAGGTGGTGCAACTATGCCTAGACCAGTATGCAACGCCTTCTAGCGTCTCCTACGACAGTGCTACGAAGACCAATCGTTGCTACCTCAGGTATAAGGACATCACTGGGTTAGAACCTGCTGTAATCATCGCTGATCCCAACAACACTGGTGAGTCTGGTTTTACAGTGACACCAGCACGTGGTAATGACGGTAACCCATACTTTGAGTTTGTTGGTGATGATTATTCAGGACTAGCTTCTACTGTGTATGTCGGGTTTAAGTATGACTTCGACGTGCAACTACCAACTATCTTCTACCAGATCGGAGAGAACAGGTCTGACTATACAGCCAACCTTACTATCTCACGAGTTAAGTTCTCAGTTGGTCTTTCGAGCAACGTTGGCTTCAAGCTTAAAGCTAAAGGTCAATCTGAATGGTACGACGTTCAATCCATCCAAGATGCTGACTACTACTTAGCAAATGACGTTCCTTTGAATGAACAGACTGTGTACACATTACCTATTCATCAACGTAATTCAAACTTTGACCTAAAGGTCTTTAGTGATTCACCATTCCCGATCTCTCTTACTTCGATGATGTGGGAAGGATCTTATTCACCACGATTCTATAGGAGGGCGTAATAGATGCCTATTGATCCGGTTAGCGCAACTTTAACAGCAGCCAGCATAGGTTTGAGCCTGTTTGGCGGTGCCCAGCAAGACAGGGCGGAACAAAGAGCTATTGATCTGGCTCATAAGTCTGCAATGCGTAATTGGCGATTCAGTAATAAGGAAGCAAAACGAAGGTATCGTTATGATAAGCAGGGTCTAGAGATCCTCAAGCGCAATACGGAATCTCAACTCCAATGGCAGGAAGAGACTGCTAATAGGGACTATAACTATAAGATGGCAATCAGAGATTACGACTACCGTAATCAAATGAGAGCCTTCCAGAAGTCTGAGGAGAACTACCGTAAGCAGCTAGGGTTCAACAACCTGGCAGCAGCTCAGGCATACGAAGAAGAAAATAGAGCATTTGAAGAAATTAAGATTGCTACTGCATTTCAGTCGCAAGACTTGATGGTGCAAGGGATTCTAGAAGAGGGTAAAGCACTGTCTCGTGGTGTTGCAGGTAGGAGTGCTGCTAAGGCAACACAATCTGCTATTGCATCATACGGAAGAAACATTGCCATCCTAGATGAAAGCATGAAGAGTGCTGGTAAGCAGCATCTAACTAATCTGAAGAAGATTGATCTTGACAAGCTTGGAGCTGACCTTGCTGCTGATGCTGCACGGATGCTTAAGCCTGAGATGTTGCCGCCTCTACCAGAACCGCTTGCTCTGCCACGCCCTGAATACCAAGCAGTCTTTAAGCCTAAGAAGACACCCAGACCCGTTAAGGGAGTAGCAACTGGAGGCAACTTTACCAATGCTCTGACATCAAGTCTTTCTACGCTTGCTTCAGGTAATTGGGCAGAAGCCTTCTCAGGTAAACCTGGCGCAGCTCCACTGACATTCGGTTAATTCACAATCAACTAAATGGAACAAATCGGCTTTCAAGGGTACGCCCGAGCGAAAGGTTTTGATCCTGTTAAAGTCTCTGATGCCAATGTAGATCGTATTCTCGAACAAGGCAGACGTACCATACGTGGTATGGAAGAGGTGGCAAGACAGGATCTGCAAAACCGTGCTTCATACCTACAGGCTATGCAAGGTGCACAGGCTGTAGAAGAAAAGTCCAGACAGATGAGTTATGAGTCAAAGGCTCGTTCTCGTAAAGCAGTAAACGATGCAAGAACCGAGAACTACCAGACTCGAATAGATAACGAACTGCAGATAGGAAAGCGTCAAGCCAACCTAATGGCGTCTCTCAGTGCGTTCAGTACTGTTGCTGGAAAGATTGCAACTGAGATTGACAAAGGTATTGGTGAACGCCAAGAGGAAGAAGAGTACAACCGTACATTGATGGGATACTACCAAGATGGTATTCCAGCTGATGTGCAACTTGACTATGCACAGAAAGAGCACATGCTCAGAGTTGCTGGTGAAGGAGTTGAAGTTTACGCTGATGTAGCTGCAGCTAAAGGAGCTGATCCACTCTACGTTGAAGGTCTGAGGAAGCTGAACCGTCACCAACAACGTGGTCGTGAAAAGGCACTACAAGCACTAGCTGTAAACGGCTATGAAGGCGCTGTAGCAGCATTCCGCGAAAGTGATGCTGATATCGTTATTCCAGATGAAAACGGTGGATTCCGCACGATTAAAGCACATGAGGTGAGCAGCTCTGCAGAACTGGCTGCTGCCTTGACAAGCTTCCTTCCTCAGTACTTAAAGGACGCTGGTGTCTACGGTCAGAATCCTGCAGGCATGAGCAAGATGCTTCTTGGTCTCCGTTCTGTCAATGACAAGCTTGTCAGCGATATGCGCCGTATGGAAGCAAGTGTTGCTGATCAGGAGAGGTTGTCTTTAGCTAAAGAGAACTATGGATCAGTGCGTGATGCAATGTCTGGTCATGACTTCTATCAGACACTGCTGCGTAGCACAAACCCAAAGACAGGTCAAAACTACACACCAAGAGAAGCACGCGCTGCGCTCTTTGAATTTCAGAGTACAGCTGTAGATTCTGATAATAAGTTGTTGTTCTCACAGAATGACCGCGAAGCATTCTATAACAGTTCATTTCCTGATCAACCTAATACACCTATTGGTGAAAGGTTTAAGACTGAGATCTACGAGGCTCAACGGCTTGCACGTAACACTGAGAACAGGTACTTTGATGAAACTCAGCAAGCACGTGATCTAGAAGAAAAGCAGGTAATTCGGTACATTGAAGATAAGTGGTTCCCAAGTTGGGATGGGTCTCAGAGTCAGTTAGAAGAAGCCATTAACGCCGCCAAAGATGCCGGTCAGCGAAAGGTTGCACAACATCTGAGTCAATATCTCGACATAACCAATGAGCACAAAAACAACCTTGACATCGTTAAGCGCTTTGACGAAGAGCTTGCACTTGGCAGCCTGACTGAACAGCAAGTCATGTCGGCCGTTGGGCTGGACATGGAGACCAAAATCAAATATGCAAAGCTTGCTAGAGAGAATCAACCTAATGCTATGACTTCTGAGGAGTCAAAGGCATACAAGGAATCCATCAACCTGGCTCTCAGGAAGCAATCAAAAGATCTAAATCTTGATCAGGCAGCTGATCGTACTCTCCCACTTGCTGAGTTATACGCATGGCGTAATTTCCAAAAGGACTTCACACAAGCAATGATCAACACTGACGGTAATCGTCAGGAAGCGTTGAACTATGCAATGGGTCGCTTTGAAAAGGAACTGACTAAAGAGAACGGTCTATACAGCATCGTTGAGACAAAGGTTGTTAATGGTCAGAGAGTGCTGGCTGGTGGCTTCCGTGGCTTCCAGATCGAACCGGCTGCAGCCAAGCCATTCGCTATGACATATGCGGTAGATGCCTTGAAGGCGTCTAAAGGTGCTGCTATTGACACTGAAGGCTTGATTGACAAAGCAACAATTCAAGAGGTTCTTCAGCAAGTAAAGGTAAATGGAAGGTTCTCTCTACCACCTCAAGCTGAATACTTGTCTAAGAGACTTGGTGGCAAGTTGTCGGCTATTGATATTATTAACCGTCAGGCGAAGTTCTACGGTCTAGAGCAGGTCCCCCTTAAGTATTACGAGCAGAACGTTACGAAGAAGGTTGATGATGCACACATCCAACTTGTGAACTACATGCTGAACCCACGTCGCTATCAGATTGCAACCATTGGTAGTGGTACTCTGCCTGCTGCAGTACCTAAAACAATCCGAAAGGGTCAGGCTGCTTATGTAGACCTGACAAGTGTGTTGATGAATGCTGGATTTGATCAGAAGGATATCCCAACCTTTGTTGCACTGGCTATGGCTGAGTCCAGTGGAAACACCAAAGCACGTAGGTCAGATACCGATGTCCATGGCTTATGGCAAATTCGCTATCCAGTCCATCAGGACAAGATGAAGGCATTAGGTCTTAGCGGAAGGGAGTCGTTGTACAACCCATTGAACAATGCTCGTATGGCACTTGCTGTGTATAAGTCTAGCGGCTTATCTGCATGGGAAGCATACACCAATGGAAGCTATAAACAGTATCTTGGTGCTGCACAGTCAGCTCTGAATAGCTACGGCAAGACGCCATGGAGACAAGGATACAACATGAACCCAAAGGTAGTCGAATACCTGACTGGTGATCGCAACCACCCCAACTTCAGACATGATCATGGTGGCAGTAACTACCATGAACATATTGCCTATGCTAGTCCAGAAGAGGCAAGAGCTGCAGCAAGCATATTGAATGCTGCTGGTATCAAGACTACAGAATTAAAGGGTGTTAATCCAGTTGGACAACACTCTAGAGACTCTTATCACTACTACGGTCAAGCTTTTGACGTACCTGCCTCACAAGTACCAGTCGGCCAGGAACAGCAACTATCAATTACTGTTCGTAGACTTCTAGGCATAAACTAAGATGACAGATTATTTTAACCCAGATACACCTGAGATTATAGATGACCCTGCTCACGAGCAGTATATCCAGGATATTAATGCACGTGCTGCAATGGAACAGCAGCAAGAAATCGAAGCCAAGAAGCAAGCCGAGCTAGCACAACAGAAGGCTCAGCAGGAAGCACAAGCTGAAGCTGACAAGCCTAGTCGTATGGAAGAGTTCGCAGCCTCTGCATTATTCCCTGCACTAGGTACTATTGACTTCATCACAGATATAGCTCGTTTTGTTCCTGGTGGAAAAGGAATTGATGACTGGTGGGATGAGAACTCTCCACGGTCTAGCAATCCAATTATGAATGGTCTGAGGGACATCGCAGGATTGGTCATTCCTGCCATTGTTCCTGGTGGTGCCGTTGCTCGTGGTGCAAGTGCTGCAGCTAAGGCTGCAGGTGCTGCGAAGTGGGCACAAACAGCTACTCGTATTGGAGCTAGTGTTGGTGTTGATGTCGGCATTGCAGCTGCATCAGAGACATCAGAAAAGGGTGACAACCTTGGTACGTTGATGAACGACACTTTTGGCTGGGATGTGCCTTGGGCAATTCGGGAAGGTGATAGTCCTGATACCAAGCGTTGGAAGAACATCATTGAGTCGGCTGGTATTACAGGTGGTGTAGAACTTCTCATCTCTGCACTACCTAAGGGTCTGAAGATGATTGGTCGTGATCCAGTTGCTGATGAAATCGTCAGGCGTGACGAGGCATTAAAAGCTGGTGATGAGATCACTGATTCGAGGACACGTGAGATCGAGATTCGTGAAGGTCTACGTGAAGAGACTATTGCTGAGGAAGGTGTACGTCGTATTGACGCAGATCCAGAAGGTACAGGTGGTTACGATGCATTCATCAATGAACCTGCCGAGTCCCAAGCACGTGCTGTACAGAATGTAGAAGCCAATGGTCTTGAGGCTAAGGTCGATCACTATCGTATTCAGAATAATGATGGTACGACAAATGGTCGTGCTATCTCAGTTGCTACTGATAGCTTCCAAAAGAAGTTTATTGGTGGCATGGATGACGTAGATCGTGCTGAAGGACTTGCTGAACTCTTTGATACCATTGCTCCCAATGTAGACGCAGTCATTAAAGGTAAAAGGTACCAGCCGAAAAGATCAATGCCTCTGTTGACAACCTGACTCAAGCTATCTTCAAGCTTGATTTGAAGGACTTCAATAAGACTCTTGATGACATGCGTAACATGTTGTATGAGGGTCAGAAGTTCCTAGGTGAAGAAGAGTGGTACGTTGGTGCACAGGCATTCCGTCGTGCTTTTGATATTATCTTTGATCCAGATAAGATGAAGGCATCTGCTATGTTGACGCAGAATGCAGCTGACAATGCTGTTGATGCCTCACGTGCAGCTATCTTGATTGGTGATATTGCAGACACCACACGTCAACAAGAAATGGCGTTTGAAAACCTGCAGCTACTTGCTGGTGAGATTCGTGCTAATCAGTATATTGCTGGTAAATCGCTTCAAATGAAGAAGCTAGTCAAAGAAGGTGATCACCCCAAGGTTGTTGCATACCTTGCAAACCTGAAGGATGAGTTCGCAGAAGCCATCGTTGAGCAGAAAGCGAAGGGTAAGAAAGTTGTTGATACAATGAAAGCTATCAACAAAGAAAACCCAGAATATTTGAAAGCATTTAACTATGCTTATGATGCTACTAATGGTGACGTAGACGAACTATTCAAACTCCAACGCTACGCTGAGGAGAACATTGGCCTGATTAAAAAGGCATTCATTGATGGTGACCCTTCTGTACCCAGTCAAGTGGTGCGTGGTCTTCAGGCAGTCCGTTATAACCACGTATTGTCTGGTCTATCTGCTGTACGTGCTGGTGTGGGTAACGCTGTAATGACAGTTGCCAAGCCAGTCTCAGTGCTTGCTGGAGCTGTTGCTAGCGACCCTACGGGTCAGAAAGGTGTTCTTAAGCGTGCCTTGTATACCTATGGTGGCGTTGCTGAGAACATAAAGCGTGCATTCAAGCACATGGGACAAGAGTGGCGTCTTGCTAACTCTGCTCCTGCAGAAGCAATGCTACGTGGCCGTGCTGATCTTGCTCAATCAAAGCTTGAAAACTTTGAGGTAATGGAAGCTATGTCTGAAGCATGGCGAGCAGAAGGCAAGAACGGCAAGGTTGCAATGTGGAACTTTGCAAAGGTACTTAGTTGGTACAACAACAATCCATTTGTCCGCTACGGTACAAACGCGATGTATGCACTTGATGGCTTCATGCAATCCATGATGGCTAGTGGTGTAGCACGTGCTAAAGCATACGACGAACTCTTCAGTAAGACTCGTGGTGCATTTGATGGTAATGAGTTCAATAAGCTCCAACAAAAGCTTTACAGCGAATCATTTGATGAAAGTGGGATGCTCACCAATAAAGCAGCTAAGTTTGCTAGCAGTGAGCTTGCACTAAACCTAGATAATGAGATCGTGAGTCGCCTTGAACACCTGATGGAAAAGGTTCCGTTTATGCGGAGCTTGTTTATGTTCCCCAGAACTGGTGTTAATGCACTGGAACTAGGTTGGTCATACAACCCGATGAGTGGTCTTGGCTTGGCTATGGGACGTGCACGTAAGGTGCTCAGCGCTAAGACTGTAGATGAAATGACTGAGGCTCTTGCTGAGCACGGTCTGGAGTACACAGATGAAGCGTTCCACTCACTGAAGTCTGAATATGTCGGTCGTCAGTTGATGGGTTCTGCTGTAGTACTTGGCGCTGGTCTTTGGGCGGCTGAAGGTAACCTTACTGGCAATGGTCCCCAAGATGCTGCAGAGAAGAAGCGTATGCAGGACATTGGTTGGAAACCTTTGTCCATCCGTAACCCAGTCACTGGCGAATGGGTGTCTTATCAAGGTTTAGAACCATTCGATACACTTCTTGGTCTTGTAGGCGACTGGGCATTTAATGCTGAACGTGTGGACCAAGCATGGTCTGAGGATATTGGACGCAAGATTGCATATTCGATCTCAATGAATATCGCAAACAAGACATTCCTCAGTGGCTTTGAGCCGTTGGTGTCTATGTTGTCTGGTGATGAAGGTGCGTGGAATCGCTTCATGGCGATGCAAGCTGATTCGATGCTGCCTTATACAGGTGCACGTAGTTTGCTATCCAAGGCAATCACACCTCAACTAAAGGATGTAGAGAATGATTTCTTTGCATACCTCGCTAATCGTAATAAGTTCCTATTCAGTGGTAATGAGATGCTCAAGGATCAGCTTGACATCTATACAGGTCAGCCAATCAATTACCACGAGCCAATGACCGCTGGAATGAATGCAATGCTGCCATTCTTCAAGAGTAATGGTGGTATGGAACCATGGCGGCAATGGCTCCTGCGGACGGGATGGGATAACCTTCAAACAGTACGACTCAACCCAAGTACAGGTGAGCCGTTAACACCTGAGCAACGCCAGAAGGTAAACAACTGGATTGCACAGAATGCTGACCTTAAGGGTCAGATTGAAGGGATGATGAACCAGAAGGATAGCTTCTGGAATTCTAAAATCAAGGAATACGTAAAGGAACGTGGACAGCAGACACAAAAAGAGTTTCCCATTAAGGATCTTGTCGTGCACCGTGAACTAGATCGTATTCACAATCAAGCCTTCAAAATGGCATTTGCTGCACTTGAACAAGAAGATGCAACCTTTGCAGTTATTGGAGGACTGAAGAAGCGTCGCAGTCAACGACTCGGTGTCGGTGACCTTCGTGGCGCTAGTGATGATGCCACCCAAGTACAAGAACTACTACAACTTCGCAATTAAGCGTAAATGGCTGTCACTCAAATTACATATAATCCGATTGGGTCTGTCGGTGGTCCTCCCTCCGGCACGACCCTTTTTCCTTTCCCATTTGAATATCTCGAAACTACCGATATTAAGGTTTCCCTTGACGGTAGTGTAACAACTGCATATACCTTAGCCAACGCTACCCAGATCCAACTCAACACTGCACCTGCTGATGGTGTTGTGGTGAAGATCTACAGAGAGACTGATGATGCAGACCTAGCAGCTACGTTCTACCCAGGCTCTGCTATTCGTTCACAGGATCTAAATGATAACTTTGACAAAGTTCTGTATATTGCCCAAGAAACAAAAGCTATTACTGTTCAAGCTTCAACTGGCAACCTAGCTGATGGGTCTATTACTAGTAACTTGATTGCTAATGGTGCTGTTACTACAGCTAAAATTTCTGATAATAATGTAACTACGGCTAAACTTGCTGATGATAGCGTAACCACAGCTAAACTAGCTGACAGTAACGTAACCACAGCTAAACTCGCTGACAGCAATGTAACAACAGCTAAACTCGCTGACAGTAATGTAACAACAGCTAAACTAGCCGATAACTCAGTCACTACAGCCAAGATTGCTGATGGTGTTAATGTCAACTTTAATCTTGGCACTGCAGGAGCTCCATCTTTTACTTTTACTGGTGATACCGATACTGGTCTATACTCTCCAGGTGCAAATATACTTGGTATTAGCACAAATGGTACTGAGCGTATCAGGGTGAATGCTCTTGGCGCCTTAAAGGCATCGACCACTGATTATCAGTATCCATCCGATAGTTCGCATGAGTTTACCTCTAAAGATACTGATTATATTGCAAAGTTCACAAATACTAACTCGTCAGGTCCAGGCGGTATCTTAATTAAATACTCAGCTGCTGCACCTAACAGCAACGGTAAATGGTTTATTACCTGCTCTGACAGTGCTACTAATAGGTTTATTGTTTACTCTAATGGTGGCATCGCTAACTATCAAGTTAATAATGTTAATCTTTCAGATATAAATACTAAAAAGAACATCTCATCAGCAGATGATACCTGGAACTGTTTAAAGCAGTGGGAGATTGTCAAGTATCACTATAAGGATCAACCTGATGATGCTGACCTAAACTTAGGTGTTATTGCCCAACAGATTGCTGGTGTTTGTCCTGAAGTCGTCACTACCTATCAAGAAGCTCAGGAAGCTAATGGTGATACTCCTGCGCGTGAAGAGCTTATCGGTATTAAAGAACAACAAATGATGTGGATGGCTTTCAAAGCACTTCAGGAAGCACAACATCGGATTGAACAACTTGAAAGTATTGTTGTTGCATATGATGCTCGTCTTAAGGCTCTTGAGAACAACTAGTTGTATTCCTTATTAATTTAACACTATGGCATTTCCAATTAACCCCGACCCAGGGGACACTTATACAGATGAATACGGAACAGTATGGGTCTATGCTGGTCCTATCAATGGGTGGTACAGACAAACTGTTATTCCTGTTAATGATACTACCTACATTGGTAGTGATGGAGCGCCTGGTGGTATTGGTAATAACACTGAGGTTGTCTTCAATGATAATGGTTCACTAGCAAGCGATAGTGGACTTACATATAATAAAACAACAGATGCTTTGAGTGGTGGAGCATTTATACCGACTGGTAGTACAGTACCAAGTAATGGTGTCTATAGGCCGTCTGCAAACAACGTAGCCATCTCGACTAATGGCACTGGGCGGTTGTTTATTGATGCGAGTGGGAGGATTGGGATTGGCACGGCGACGGCAAATAGCGTTTTACATATTGCATCTTCCGATGATCCAGCAATTACGATTGCGGATACTTCTGTAGCGGATACACATGAGCAAACAGTGCTCATGAACAATGGCGGCAATTTTAATATCAGAACTCATGCGAATGACGGTACATTTAAGTCCATTGATTACATAATCAATCGAGGAGCCTCTGGTGCTACGTCTCATGTGTGGCGTATTGAGAATAGCGAACAGATGCGACTGGACTCCAGTGGCCGTCTAGGTCTGGGGACTAGTGCGCCTCTTCGTAGTCTTCACATTGCAGGAGTTGGCGACACTGGTTTAATGCTTCAAACGACTAATGCTGTTGACGATAAAGAAATCTGGGAAATCCAAGTTGCCGGAGATGCGAGCAATCATGCCAACCTTATTTTTCGTTCCCGCACGAATGCAGGTACAGGCGGTGCTGAAGCACTCCGTATCACAAACGATGGGAAAGTAGGGATTGGCTCTACGACGGTTGAGGCAAAGTGTCATATTCAAGATACGTCAAACACAACAGTGCGGATTAAAAATGCAAGCACTTCATCTGGCAGCACGGCTCGGTTAGATTTTGCTACAACGACTGGCAGTGGAACGTCTGCACGCATTGAAGCTGTCCGCAGTGCTGATCAAAGCGTTCCTTTAATCTTTTATTCGGCTCCGTCCAATGCTGTTATCTCTGGTGAAGGATTCCGACTGGATGGAGATGGACGCCTCTTAGTTGGCACGTCTTCTGCGCGTACTATTCGTCAATACGAGCCAAATCTTCAGGTTGTTAGCGATAGCGCTTCCGGGTCAACTATTGCAGCATATAGATATCATACTTCAACCGTTAACGCCAATGGTCCACGCTTGCTGCTTGCTCGCTCTGGTGCCAACACATTAGATAACACTATTGTTGCAGATGGCAATGCACTGGGCGAAATTGCTTTTTGTGGCGCTGATGGTGTTGATCTAGATACTCCAGCCGCTTCGATCAAGGCTGAAGTAGACGGCACCCCCGGTGCTAACGATATGCCTGGGCGTCTCGTACTATCGACAACCTCAGACGGCGCCTCATCGCCCACCGAACGACTGCGTATTGACTCACAGGGTCGGGTGGGTATAGGTACGGCGAGTCCTAGCACACCTTTGGAAGTTGAGTCTTCTGAAGATATTTTGATAAGGGCGGAAAGCACGGATCGATTTGCCCATATTGATTTAGTTGATAACGCTGCAACTACACGTTTTACGACAGACGGTGCCACTGGTACATTGAGGCTTCGAGCTGACATCGGCGATGCCGCTACTGGTTCAACCATTCAATTTGAAATTGATGGCTCTGAGCACGCCCGAATCGACAGCTCCGGCAGGTTGTTAGTTGGCACGTCTAGTAGCTCTGGGCAAGGCAGTACTTTACAGGTAATAGGTGACCAACCCATTCAGATCCACAGGGGAGTGGATGGTACTAATGCGTGCATTCTGAACATTTCTAAATCTAGGAATACAACTTATGGGTCTTATACCATCGTTCAAAACGATGATGATATTGGGGCGATTTCGTTTAGAGCGGATGATGGCACAAATTACGCAACTACCGCCGCCCAGATCGTAGCAGCAGTAGACGGGACACCCGGCGCTAATGATATGCCGGGCAGGTTAGTGTTCTCCACTACGAGCGACTCTGCAAGTTCGCCAACTGAACGCCTGCGTATTACCTCCGACGCTTACGTCCGTCTTGCCTCTGGCACTGGTGGCATCCAGTTCAACGGTGACACCGCAGCGGCGAATGCGCTGGATGATTATGAGGAGGGGACGTTTACTCCAGTAATTGAAGGAACCACCAGTGCCGGGACAGGGACGTATACCTTTGCTTGGGGGTACTACACTAAAGTAGGTAACGTTGTTAATTATTATGTGAATATGTACTGGACCGCGCACACAGGCACGGGAAATATGATCATAACGGGCTTGCCTTACGTGGCTCCCAACCTTTCTAATAGGAATTAT